GCTGACTATAGCCATCAACAGCTGGATTGCTCCATCCAGAATATCCGGAAGATGGTCAAGCAGCGTTGTGATTATCGTATCGATGATATCCGGAAGGTTTTCTATCAGACTGTCTATGATCGTAGGGATAGCCTCTATCAGTGCCATGAACAGTGTAATCGCCGCATCCAGAAGCTCCGGCAATGCGTCCAGGACGCCGTTCAGGATCGTTTCGATGATATGCGGCAGATTATCCAGCAGTGACGTTATGATTGTAGGGATCGCGTCCACGATGGCCATGAGCAGTGTTATGGCCGCATCCAGCATCTCGGGGAGATGGGCAAGGAGCTCATCTATCAGCACTGGTATGATATCCACGACTTTCTGCACTATCTCCGGGAGCATCTCGGCCAGCCCGGATATGATGGCGGTTATGATTTCCATCACTGCACCGAGCAGTACCGGGAGCATTTCCAGAAGACTTGATACAATCATTGGGATCGCCTCCACGATCGCATCCACTATGGCCGGCATGTTCTCTGCAATGGCTGTGATCACCGCTGTAACAAAAGTCACCAGCATGCTGATCATTTCCGGCAGGAGTTCCGTCACAGTCCCTATGATTTCTGAAGCTATCTCACCGACAGCTTCACCTATCTGTTTTCCGGCACCATCTACACCATTAACAAGATTGCCTAGAGCCGGAATCAGCTTGCCGCTGACAGTCTGGACCACACTTCTCATGGAACCGTTTACTGTATCATACAGCTGCAGCTGGAAACCTTCCCACGCAGATGACAGAAGTGTCAGGTCTCCGCTGAGATTGCCCAGTTGTGTTTCCGCCATCTCCTGCGCAGCACCACCGGCCTCGCCAATTGCCGCGGCCAGTTCATCATATCTGTTAGTCGTCGTCTTTGCGACATCGGACATTTTCTCCCATGTCCAGGATGCCTGTTCTGCAGTCATGTCGTATTCTTTCAGCATCCGGGCGGCAAATTCTTCCTCTGTAGCTGCATCTTTCAGCGCTTCCTTTAATGCGGTAGCTGATATTCCCAAGGCGCTGAAAGGATCCGCAAGTCCGATTACCTCTTTTTCCAGGACTTCATACAAATCCAGCTGCCCATACAGTTCTGTGAATTCATCCGACGCGGTTGCCAGCAGTGCATTTACAGCTGCGAGGTCTGTCTTGTTGAAAATGCCGCTGATCGCAGTATTTCTCGCTTCTTCAGTCAGCCCACCCAGACCGGCCTGCATATCGGTAATGATGTCAATCATCGACCTCATGTTTCCGTCTGAATCGTATACGGCAACATTGAAGCTGTCAAAATCAGCAACCCCGTCTTTTGCTGCTTTCTGCAATGACAGGAGCATGTTCCGGAGGTGAGTGCCTCCTTCGGAGCCTTTGATTCCGTTATCAGCCATGACTCCCAGGACTGTCGCAAGCTCCTGTGTGCCGCCTTTAACGCTTCTGGCCGTAGCACCTATCTTAAGGATTGCTTCACCAAGCTGTGAAACAGATGTGTTCGATTTGCTTGACGCCTTGGCCATCTGGTCGACCATTACCGTGGTCTCTTTTGTTGACAGACCCAGCGCACTTGAAGCATCTGTTACCATATCCGATGCATATGCAAGATCGATCCCACCAGCCGCTGCCAGATTCAGGACATTTGGGAGCATGCCCACAGATTTTTCAACGTCATATCCTGCAAGCGCCATGTAATTCAGGGCATCTGCTGCCTGTGACGCAGAGAACGCTGTCTCCGCACCCTGCTGCTTTGCAAAAGCGCTCAGGACAGCACCAGCCTGCTCCGTGGCTGAGGCTGTGGTATCAATTTCAATACCTATGCTTTTCGCTGCCCTGGCAATCGCATCGAGTTCTTCGTCGGTCCCGTCAAGAGTGCCCATGGTAGCCATAACCTGAGACATGGAGCTTTCAAAGTTCTTGCCTGTCTCAACGACAGAGGACGCAAGGTTTTTGATACCATTTGCCGCTGCTGTAATTCCCTGGGCTGCCAGATTGGCAAGAGCTCCTTTGATAACGGTAAATCCGCCTTCAGCTCCTTTTGCCGCATTATTTACTTCTTTTGAAAAAGCTCCTGACAGCTGTCCGGATATTCCTTCCATAGAAGGCATGATCTGGACATATGCCCGTGCTATAGTATTATCTGTCATGATTTATTCCTGTGTATATGATCTCCATGCTGCCTCAAAGGCCTCAGGGGAATCGAATGATTCAACATTATGGTTTACTGCCTGTTCCGCCTCCATGCCTGTCATGACCTTTACCACAGACCTTGGAATATTTGCCTCATCCCTGCTTCCGAGGATCCATATGATAAGGTTCAGCGCGTCCACAGACATCGCCAGCAGGATCTCTTCCGGGCTTGCGTGAACATCAGACATACTCCTGCGGATCCTGCTGTCTTCCGGCAGTCCGCATGCCAGAACCGCTGCATACTGCGGAACCAGTGCGTCGATATCATAAATATGGTAATACTGTGCAAAATCGCAAATGAGGGCGTCCTTGTCAGACGCCCTCATCCTCGCATATAAGATCAGTTTTTTTTAGCCTTGCTGAGTCCTGTAAAAATCTGCAGGAGTTCAGTTTTCAGTGCAGATGCACGGACCCTTCCTCCGTTGCCTGCCTTGATATGATCATAAAGACGATCCTTCTGTTCTTCTCCCAGCAGTGATGACAGCACTTTCTTGAATGCGGAAAGCATGGCCATGCCATCTTCACGGTTGTCCATATCAGCCAGGGCCTCAAACAGTTCGAAATCGTCCAGGGCCGCCTCATCGACCACACATTTGAATCCTGATTCAGTGGTTACTTCTCTGGCTTCTTTTTTGATCTCTTCGCTCATTGCTTACCTCTCTCAGCCGTTCGCCGCAGCTTTGATATACTCATAATGCGTCTTACCGTCTGCATCCGGGTGCGCATTGATTGTGACTTCATAGCCGACTGCTGCATTATCCGCATATGTGATCGTGCCGATGGCAGTGACCACACCTCTGGGGATAACGACCCTCTTGGCGGCTCCTGCCTTCATGATCATGTCCACTACGAACGCATGCTCTGTCAGTTCGTTATTAGTGGCATTTACAGTAATACCTTCAGCTAAAGATCCGGCTACATTGTCTTCACCATAGACGAGCTTGAGCACATCCACATTCAGCACCTCTATGAGTGTGAACTTGAACGTATCCTCCTTCTCTGTGCCTACATCGAGTACTACGTCTCCTCCCCATGCCTTGATAGATGTGACAGAATGACTGTTATCATTTGTCATGCCTGCATCCGAGATATAACCCAGACCTTTAAATGCCTCTGCAGGAGCAGTGGCCACATTTGTCGGGAGAGTGCTTCCTACTGGTGCAACACTGACCGCCCCGCCTGCTGCGGGCTTGGCGGCGGTCACATTTGAAGCTGTATTGCTCATGTTTTCATTCCTCCGTTAGTAATAGATATTGAACCCGGCCTGATAACGGTACTGTTTTCTTGCCGGGTTAGTGAAATTGTTGTCATAATTGAGATGGCAGGCAAATATCTGATCAAATTCCTCGGCCCAGACATCCATTGCTTCTTTGACCTCTTCATTGATATCCATAGCCCTCTCAAGGCTGATATCTGACCGCGACTGGATATCCAGCCGTGTAAGGCCTATACGGTTGCTCTTTCCGCCTCCGATTTTTTCGATCAGGACATATTCTGCCGGAGGGGTCTCCGGTACTTTTAAAAAGACAGAGCTGCCAACCGACAGCCCTGCGCTTATAAGATATTCCCTTGCCAGTTCTTCAATCGTCATCTGTACAGTTCCTTCTTCAGAGTATTGTTATCATAATTATCCTGTCTTGCCTGCGATGTAGCCGGGTAGATATTGACAGCGGTTCTCTGGCCTGTGTCATGTGGATCTGCGGCTTCGTAACCCTCGCCGCATCTTCTGGCTATCTCTGATGCCTTTTCCGTGACATTATTCCTGATTTCGGTGCTCCTGAGCAGGTTTCTTATTCCGGCATCATTCAGTGTTATCTTCACATTCGCCAAAGGTCTCTACCTTCACTTTCTTATTCCAGCTGAGAGGTATCAGCAAGTCTATTCCTTCGGTCGGTTCCCCTACCGTTCTGAACTTCCGGCCGAAGAATTCCACCGTTGAATTGATCCAGTTGTGTGTGTCGCCCTTCGGAATGGCAAGCGTATAGATCGCTTTTCTCCCTGTCAGGTCCAATGCCAAAGGTGTACCCTGTGTCTGTGTGCCTTCTGAAGGCGCTACAAGCACATTTCCCACCTCGACAGGTGTCTCTGTGTACACATCTTCACCTATGCGGTTTACTCCGGTCTTTGTCTTCTCATAGAGAATGATCGTGATACCTTTAATCATTTATGCCCTTCCTCAGCCCTGCTTCCACCGCCATACAAGTCTATAACGCCTATCCTCTGTCTCCTGATCCCAAGCAGCTTCAATTCAGAATCTTTGATAAAGATCCCGCCTCCCGGTGTCAGGAATGTTCCGCTCTGCGAGTATCCGAGAGCAGACTCGCTGAACTGCGTCATTGGCGCACCGTTTGTTGGTGTCTGGAGAGTCCTTGCCACTACATCCACTGTCACTGACTTCACAGCATTGGCCAGCGGTTCGGTCTGGGTGATCATCTCATCCAGATCATATCCCCGGTTGATGGCTTCCATCCTGAGCCTGTCGCTTACAACCGGCAGGAGGGCCTGAGCCCTCTCTGATTCTTCCGGTGTTAATGCTCTGTACAGGGCGATCACATCATTGATGGTTGCAAAGCTCTCACTCATTCCTTGTCACCTCTCAGCCGTTGCTCGCTTTAACCATCGCAAAAGCTTTTGCATCCAGAATGCCCCAGCCAATGTATGCCTCCGATCTGAGGTATACCTGGTTATGGCCCTGAAGATCGCCGAGCGTGGTATTGTTATCCGGGCAGCCGTACTCAATGACCTTGATAGGCAGCTCTTTGCTGATGCCCCACTTGAATGCATTCTGGAAATCGCCGACATAAGCCCGCGCAAGGTTGCTTCCGAAGGAGACAGTCACATTGCTGTCAAGGACCATGCCGCCAAGCCTGTCAGGTGTGGCACCCCATGCGAATTCAGGATATTTCATCTGGCCATTTGCAGAAAGGCTGGCAATTGCTGACCTCATTGTAGGTGCGAGCACAATGCCGTTTGCCTCATATCCCTGTTCCTCAATGTATGCCAGGGCTGCATCAATATTGGCATCCGGTGTTGCAGCTGTATAAGTGATGATTCCGGACCCTGTGATCGCCGAGTCAAAGTTGTTGTTTCCAACAACAGTAGATGCCGATCCGGCTCTGGGATTAATGCCATGCATCATCATCAGATCCGCGCCTTTTGCAAGCTTTGCGGAGAAACCATCTATCCACGCCTGAAGTATCGGAAGGGCTTCCTCCTCTGATGCGTTCATGAACTCATCAGATACACGTGCACCATACTCGACCTTGATAGGCACGATGGTGACCGGAGTGACTGTTGCGCCTCCGTTGCTCTTTGCACCATTCTCAGCTACGACATCGATCTCGGAGTCCATCGAAAAAGTGAATTCCTTTACTCCGTTGAACGGAATAGGAGCCCTGCCGGACAGCTTGGCGATAGATGACTTGCCTCTGACCTTGTTGAAGATCTCACTTGTGATTGAAGCGGGGAACAGATCCCCTTTTGCTAAAGTAGTTCCCATGTTTTAACTTTCCTTTCTTATCTGTTTTAAAAGATTTCTTTTTTCTGCCTCTGCGGCATTCTTCGCCGGATCCGGCTCAAGCTGCGCTGACGGATCTCCGCCTTTTGCCTGCCCGCCAAACTTAAGCAGTATATCCGCGCTCTTTGAGAGCTCCTCTTCCGTTGATCCCTGCAGGAAATCCCTGAGTTCCAGCGGCAGTTTCTTGCCGACTGCTACTTTGGTCTTCAGTGCATCCGCTTCATAGGACGCGATCTTGGTGTCTTTTTCTTTCGACGTCTTGTCCAGATCCGCATATTTGCCCTGAAGATCGGTTAGATCCTTAGTTGCCTTGCCAAGCTGGGACTTGATGTCATCGTAATCAGCATACTTGGCTGTCTCTCTGGCCAGCCTGCTCTGGATGATCTTGTCAAGGTCTTCCTGTGTTGTGATCGGTGTAAATTCGCTCATTTAGTTCTCCTCCTGTTTTACCGGGCAGTTCCCGTAATTTTTTATATTAAAAAACAGCCCGAAGGCTGCTGATTAATAACTTACTTTCAGTTTTTTCCGCTCAGCAAATTCCTGAGCTCCCCATGATGCCAGGATCACGGCATCAAGCAACGATATATCTGCTGCCTCTTTCATAGGCTGATATCCGAATCCTCCCCTGCTGCCTATCTGACGTTTTTCACAGTTAGTGGCCACATATGTCAGCGACGGCTGTTCCATCCTGCAGAGCATTCCGTCAAACAGATTCTTCTCGAAGGCTGCATTGGCTTTTATGACTTGTTCTGTTGTTACCAGAACCCGGCCGCGGACTTTCTCGCCCTTCAATTCATCTTCAAGCAGCTTCTTGCCGTTGTCTCCGTCTATGATAACTTTATTTATGCTATCTTTGGCCTGCGACAGGAACGCAACGATCCAGTCATAGCCATCCCGCAGCAGCCTGCAGTCCACCACTTCAAAGAATACCTTTCCTTCGGCTGTCCTGGAAGCAATTGCCAGGGAAGCGCTCTCTCCGTTCCTGTTGAACTTTATCCCGACTGTCAGCCGTCCCTTCAGCTCCGGCAGCTTATCTACCAGTGTCTGCTCCCAGTCTGTTTTCTGGATCGCAGACTGCTGATTATGCCGGATCCATAATCCAAGGCGCTGGATGTTAAAATCGATGATCTTAGCCTGGTCCCTGCCAGTCTCTCCTTTTATGGTTCTCTCTGTTAATCTGAGGCCGAGTGAAGGATTCGTATCATACCATAGGCTCCTGTCATTGACATCTGACATCTCATTCACGGACCATTCTGCCCACCCGGCATCTTCCAGATTCCCCTGCAGGACCTCTATCCGGTAATTCTTGAACACTGTTCCGGAGGAAACCGGTGTAGGCGGCGTCCCGCACATGATGGTCTGAGGGTTAGCGGATGCCGATATAACATATTGTAGGGCTGATTCATGTTCTGTCCTGTATTCCTGAGCCTCATCAATGATCAGCAGGTCGTAGCTCTCTCCAAGGGCTCCTGTAGCTGTCCTCGTCCGGAACTCCACACGGCCTCCGTCTGTCAGTTCGATCAGTTCCTGACCTTTTGCCTTTATTGAGTTGTACGGCACTCCCAGCCGGTCTATCACTGTCTGGAGCCTTTCAAAAGCCTTGTGTTCTGTAGAGACCAGGTGAGCTGTGTGCAGGATCCTCTCTCCTGCTGCCAGCCCATAAAGCTCACGCATGATCAGGATCTCACCTTTGCCGTTCTGACGCGGTACTTCATATCCAAATCGGGTATGTGTCCATAAGCCGTCTTTATTCTGTGCCAGGATATCGTTCAGGATGATCTTCTGCCAGTCGTATGCCGTCCCTCCTGTCAGCTCATACAGATCGACCGCATCCGCGCCTTTGGTCTCACGATATGGAAGCGCGAACCGGATCGTAGGTTCCTGGCGGCCTATCTTAGGTTTCATTCTTCAGCCATCATCTCCGGATAATCCTTTCACTAATAAGCAAAAACAAGCAAATATAAGCAAAACAACCAAATGCTTGTTTTGTTTATTTTTGGTTGTTTTGCTTGTTTTTTGCAACAAAAAACAGCCCGAAGGCTGTTCTGTTATGTAATCTTTCTGTATTTTTCTGATTATCCTTGCAATATTGAAATAACTGTCATTACCATTCCGGGTAACGATACAGCATTGTCTCTCAACCACTCTAGTACCTTACGCATCGTAGTGTTTTCACAAAGGTAATGAATCCCCTCCGAAGTTATCCTGATTTCTGACATTCCAGATATATTGATAATATCTCCACCCCATGCACGTATGAGAGTGACACCGTTGATATATCCCTCTTTCAGAAGGCTATCGATGATGAAAAAGAAATAATCCTCTGATACTGGAAAATCCTTCGTCATTGGCTGGAGGAAGACCTCGGGCTTTTCCTCTGCCTTTCCTTTTAACCTTGCATACAAATATGTCAGAATAATGCATACTAAGCGATCATAATCATCTTTTGCCATAATCAAAGTCCTTCCTTTATTGCATCACACAACATGACCAACGATTCCATAAATTCAGAAAAGGCTTTATCGTCCTCTTCTGTTGCTTCTGTCCTGATATAATCTTCAGCCTCGGCCAGCAGTTGCAGCCATTCATTGTCTGTTAGATTGCCTGCCCACCAACGCGCATAAATACTTTGAATTTTAGGTTTGTCCGATACAATCGGTGCTTGGGATATGTCTTTGGGTTTATTGTATTCTTCCCAGAACCATTTTAACCTTTTTTGATATTCTTCCTCATTAATCATTTTTTAATCCCCTTAATGCGTCCATAATTCTTATCGCATCGTTTTGAGTAAGACTTGGCTTTCTAAGTGCATTGTTTGCCACATTCGTAGCGAGCCAGTTCATTCTGTCTGTTAAGGGTTGACTAAATAACGTCTTTGCAAATTCCAATTCGGAATGTGCACCCGAATATGGGTATAATATTTCCAATTTTTTCACTAATCTATCATATGCTCCACCATCTGTCAAACCTTCTGCTTTACATATCTGCTGGGCCAGGTATTCTGTTGACGCTTCTTCAATCAATTTATGCTGTGTATAAACTTTTCGCACATCTTTTCTGGCATACTGGCTTATTGAGTAAGAATGAAGCAGTTCGTGAATGATATCGCCATCTGTTGCAGTGTTGATGATCTCAATATTACAGTTCCAGGCTTTTCTTCCACTAGCTCTGGTTTCGATTTTTAGCATATTGTTTACGATTAGTTTCCCGCTCCATTTAGATTTTACTGTGGTATAGCTATCAGTAATCGTCTTAAGCATCTCTGTTCTTTCCTGAAGCTCTCTTCTGGTGCGTGAATGGACATTATTAAAAAGGTTCGCCAGTGAAATCCTGTCGGCTCCTTTTTGGTTTTCAATACCGCCTTCGAAAGCAGCTTTTATTCTGTTCTCTTTAGCCTTTTGCTCTTCCCAACCACTATTCCTCCCAGTCGATCTGGTTGTCACACCCTTCTTTGATGTGTAATCAATTATGCACCCGCAGCCTTCATGCCTCTCGAAGGCTCCGACTGCCATAGCTTTGTCATATGTGAAGGATCCAGCGCGTTCCAGGCACCATTCACAGGCATCTGTACCGTCATGCAGACCTACTCCGTCATATTCGCGCTCGACCCGGACTTCCAGTCCGGCTTTGTCATGGAAGCGGGCATTCGCCTTCAGGCTGTCATCGACAGCTCTTCTGGACTCAGTGGTCACCGGTTCGTCGAACTGGACTGCTGCCTTTTCATAAGTCTCTGCATTTGCTGCCGCGCTCACGATCTCATGGATCCGATCTTCATTTACTGGTACTTCCACCGGCTTCAGCTTCACTCCGGCCTTCTCGTTGATCGTCTCCTGGATCTGGCGGACCATGTTCAGGATCTGCTCTGCATTCATATGCAGTGCCTGCCCAAGCGTCTTCTCAGCGATATTGTAATACAGCGTGCCATTGGGCAGATTGTCTTCCTTCAGGACTGCATGCAGCACTCCTGACAGGTGCATCCCGCATCTTTCCGCATACTGGTAGGCCTGTCTGTAGGTAGCTGTACCGTTCTGTATCTGCTGCCTGAGGTCTGCCAGGATCCTGTCACCGCTGCAGAGCTGGTTAAACGTATTTACAATGCTTTCAAATAATTCAGGGGCAACGTCTGTCATTTATCAGAATCCTGTCATGTCTCTCATCTTTTCTTCTGTTACGTAGTTCGGGATCGCCTGGTTGAGCTTCAGGACTGCATCTCCTATGCCGGACAGCGCGGATGAATCAGGTTCGAATATCGGCTCCCATACAGGCCTTGTCAGGTATGCCACATCCCTTCTGTAGGGATGTTCATCCCGGAGGCATGCCGCAAGGAATCCGGCATTCAGGAACCCGGTTCCGAAGGTCCTCTGTGCCTTGCGCACAGCTGCCCGGAGGTTTTCATGTGCTGCCTTTATTGCTTCCACGCTGGAAGGATTGTCCTGGGGGAATCCCAGGTCATCCAGCGTCTGGCCAGTCTCCCCGGCAAATGCTGAGGCGAACATCTTAAGGTGATCCAGATGCGGCTGCATGGACTGCTGTGTGAACTGTCCGATCTTTACATCGTTCCTGCCTTCCGGATCTCCTTCGAACTTCAGCATATATGAGATGGCTGACTTCCACTTATCGATCTCCATAGCCTCTTCACTCAGGCCAGTTGCCCACTTCTGGGGGAATGAATAAAACTCCGCGGATATCTCCGACCTTTTAACCGTCCTCATGGCGCTGTCGACCAGGCTCATGCATGACCTGCTGATCCGGCTGTGTCCAAATGGTCTCTTGGCATCCGGCCGGAAGACGACAGGTACAAGCAGAGGATATGAAGCCTCATACCTGCTTGTTCTGATGAGCTTTCCCACCTGGTAGAACTCAGTCTTGCCTGGTGTAAAATATGCCTCCAGAAGCGGTTTGTCATAGTCCGGATCGCGTTCCAGGACTGCATATCCCTCCGTAAGCATTCCGGTTGCGATATCCATCATGCCGGTTGCGTTCCTGCCATCGATCACCTGCAGCTTCGGGGCTCCATCCTCATCACGCGATATATAGATAAAACAACATGCTGCTATCAGGGCAGACAGGACTGCCGAATCAAACAGCACGTCTGGATTATTCAGCTGATAGATCCCTGTCATGTCGAGGTTATCCTCACGGAATTCACGGAATACCAGCCGGTCGGCCATGCTGTCCACGGCCTTTGCGCACCATCCGAGAACAGAATTAACACTCTTTAGCTCTGCCGGTGTGGATATCCCGAAATCCACGGCTCTGTGTTTCATCTCGTAATATGCATAGCGCAGATCTACCCGGAGCTTCTTCTCTGTCAGCTTGCGCTTCAGATATTCCATGCCTTTCAGTTCTGCCATGTCACTTTCCTTTTGTCCTTCTCGATTCTTCCAGCATCTCCATCAGATTATTTGTTGCCTTCCGGCCCTTCTCTTTCTGGAATGCTTCATCATTTATCTTCTTGAGCCCGGCCGGAGTAAGCCCCAGCTCTCGCCAGTAACTTATCGCCTGCTCATTTATTTCTTTCCAAGTCTTAAAAAGCGGGTTGATCACCCGGTTGGTGAACCCGCTCTTGTTTGTGGTCTCTATTATCAGCTCTTCCTCTCCGCTGTCGATCACTTCCTGGATCTGGTCCCTCTTTTCAAGGATCCTTGCCAGGGCATCGATCACGTAATCAAAGTATGGCTTATATGTACCTGCCTCTATGCAGGCCTTCTTAGTCCTCGTTTTCCACGCTTTTTTCTTCATGTTTCTGCTGCCTTCCGGTTCCGGATACGTCCAAATACGACCGCTTTTTTCTCGCGTGCGCGCGGCAATGGAAGAAACTGCCGTTTTCCCCCTTTTTGGATTTTTTTGTCCGCAGAAATACCGGCAGTAAGGTGGGGGCAATGACGGAAGGCCCCGGGGTGGGGACCCTCCCCCCTTCAGACCGGAGCTCTGTAATTGATCCAGTCAGCGTGCTGCGGAAGATTTCTGTTGTTGATCTCCTCTTCCTTCTCCCCGAAGCGGAACCGGGCATCAACCGTTTTGTCGCTCTTCCATCTGTTACACCAGCGATGCGCAAGCTGAAGGTTACTCAGGTCATACGGATGTCCGCCTTTAGAGACCGGGATGATATGATCAACTGTTGCCGACAGCGGATGCGGGGCCTTATATGAGAAGTCCACAGGCATACCGCATATGCCGCATATTTCCTGTGTCGTCAGGACGATCTTCCGGTTCTTTTCATAAGCGGTCCGGCCTGTGCCTGTCCGGTCTGCACGCTTCATATCAGCTCAATGAACTCCGACATAACATAGAAGCCGTCCTTGGTCTGGAACCACCTGGCGTTCTTCCTGGCCTTGATGAGGTTTATCTCCTCGCCATCTGCCAGGACCCGGATTATATTATTTCCGAGGGTGGGCGCTCTGCGGACGTTCAGGCTTCCGCCTTTAACCCTGCCTCTCATATATGCAGTCTCTTCTTCCTGCACTGCTTCTTCTTTTACAGACTGTACTTCTTCCTGTGTGTCATTCTTCTTTTTTGCTGCCATTGCGGCTCCTTTCCTCCATGTACCAAAAATACCGCCTTGCAGCGGTATCTTTGGATTAGGGTCATTTTTAGGAGATTTGAATGTATGGGCTTGTATTCCTGTACTTCGCCAATATCATATTAGCACAGGTGAAATTAAGATTGTTTAGGTTGTTGATTTCTCATGCATTTCTCTTCGAATGCATGCAGCGCCTGCCCGTGAAGTTCACAGGTGTATTGATACGTGTAGTGCAATTCCATGGATATATCACCCAGCGTTTTATCTTCCAGATATCTCATGCCAAGGATCGATATATACCTCTTGTCCTCCAGGCCATTGATCTCAGCAGTGATCTTATTCCTGAGATCGATATACTCGTCTATCTGCCGGTTGATCTCGTTCTCCAGATCCACATACTTAATTATCCTGTCTGCAACAGGATCGGAAGGCAGACTATGCTTCACCCTGTCTTCTGCATAGTCTGTCCCGCCCGTTGCGGTGATCCTGCACTTTATGTCATCCAGCTGCTTCTGTTTTCTGTCGATCCTGGCATTCAGTATGCCTACCTGACTAAGATATTCTTTTGCGGTCATTCCCATCTCCCGGTCTTCGTCGCCAAACTTTACACATTTACAAGGATTGTGAAAAGGTGTTGCTTTCACCTGTTCTTTTTATTGAAGATTTTCTTTATATTACTGAAGGATTTCTTTTAACCGGGAGCGATGCCCTGTAAAAACCTCCTCCGTCCGGACCTCTGTACTGCCTGTGATCCGGATGCAGGCTTCCGACAAGCTGCCGATCTGTTACATACTTATAATTAATGTACCCGTATTTAGTGTAGAAGACTTCCACCAATATATAGCCCTTTGGGGTCTTTGGAGGACGCTCTGGTGTATAATTGCGTTTAACAGGCCGGGCGTCCTCTTTTTCGGGCTTTCTGAGGTTCCTGGTGCCCTTCCAGCGGTGTCTGCATACTTTGGCCTGTTCTTCTGACCAATGGTCAAACATATAACTGGCCAGTGAAGTATAGTCCTGTCCGTGGTCTACCCTGCGGCCTGTTCCGTCATCATAATAATTGTGCGCCTTTAAATGGCTTACATCCACAATCTCGCCATATGTCCATTTTTCCCTGAGGATTGCCTCCGGTACCCCGCTGGAGATCATGTGATAATGGATCCGGTTAGTATTCTTCCCTCTCCCCATGACGATCACAAGCGCAGCATCCGGGCATACATACCTGAGCCTGCGGACGAAACGGTCGCGCAGGATCCTTGCATCACTGAAATCATGACACTCATTTTCATTATTGAAAGTCAGTGTGCTGTACAGGCTTTCCGGGTCAAAGTTCTCATTAACGATCCGGATAAAATTCTTCCTGGCAATGGCCTGCTTGTGTGCCTTCCGTTCAGCTTCATCTTTAAATCGTCTGTAGGGTTCGGCCTTCCTGAGATCCCGAACCCTTGCAGTCTCCACGCTATAAACTTCTACTTCCAGGACGCATCCTGAATATACTTTTCTCTTAAGTCTCTGCAACATTTTCCTATGCCGGTCTGTACCTGCAGCCAACCTTTCCCAAGCCTACACCATATTCATTCTGAAGGATCAGCTCCAGGGCCTTCGGATCTTCACGATCCTTAACCGTGACCCAGACAAGTTTGTTTCCTTCGCTTGATGTCAGCATTATCCTGTATGTTATCGAACCATCGCTGTTTTCACGGGGAGGATTGTTTTGCAGTTCCATTTCCATGGCTCTCATCCTTTCCGTCTTTTTATCCATCGAACGCATTTAAGCCTCCTTGTCTGCTGCATGTTCCTTCTTCTTCCGGGCAATTTCCTTTCGTTTCCGGACTCCGGCTTCTTTCCGCTCTGCTGCAGCCAGTTCTGCTTTTACTTCGCCATGTCTCATACATGTGTAACTGCAGTAAAAAAGTGTCTTTGTCTCTCCTGAATGTAAACTCTGAACTGTCTTCCAGCCCCAATAAGGGCTGTAACGTTCAAATACCTTTCCGCACTCCGGGCAAATCCGTGTATCATCACGAATATACGGTTTTTTGAGCTCGTCTGCCGGTTTCAGACTGTATGTTCTTCTAGACCTTCTTGCCATCTTTCCCGTCCTTTTCATACAGTTCATGAGTCCCATCAAATAATGAGGCGTATTCCACAGGCCATTCGAAACCATAGAGCCGGTTCAGGAGATTCGTGAACTCCCGAAGCCTGTCTGCAACATCCTGCTTGAACTTCAGTGGATATGAGAATAATTCTTTGCACGTCATTGAGTATTCAGTCATGATCAGAAGTGCCTTCCACATCTCAAGGTCTTCTGCTGCCTGTTTCTGCTCATCTGTAAGACTGTACCATCCATACCTCTGGTCATAGAGGACTGAGGCGGCCGAGTTATAATACCCATTCCAGTCATTACGGATCTGCGTCCAGCATGTTCGGATGACAAGCACTGTTTCATTGTATGAAAGCTCCCGGAGTTTTCCGGTCACAGCATTCCTGACCAGTTCCGTTCTGAGCTTCTCGGCGTCCTTGATCAGTTTGTGCAGCTGCTTCCCCTTCTTCTGGATCCGATCATATTCGGATTCTTCTTTCTTCTCTTTTTTTGCTGCAGTGTAGATATTGACTGAGCTGTATTCATCAATGTAATAGTATTTCCTTCCCTTCTCGAATTTCTTTATGTCTTTTTCTGCTTTCTCCAGGCAGTCGTCATCTGACAAATACCAGCCTGCCGGCCTGTCATATTTATTGGACCAACGACTGTTCTTTATGCTGTCCGGAGCTTCTTCAATTCCGTTGGCACGAAGAAGCTTCGTCAGTTTTTTCCGGTTTTCAATCTTTTTCATCTCATTAAGATGATTATTGATGCGGTTCTGCAGATCGGAGGAATCTTTTGCCGCTCCAAGGATCTCGTTTCTCTTTTTGATGTCCTTAACCTTCTCCAGCTTCAGAAGATCATTGATCCCCAGCTGCATGTAATCCCCGCTGTCCTGCTGCCTCTTCAGAAGCGTCTTTTTGTCCAGCTTCGCAATCTCAAGACGATGCCTGACAGTTGTCTCCGAAAAGCCGGTCTTCCTGGCAATGTCCTCAACGCTGTTTCCCCACTTAAACATCAGCTGGAAGCCATATGCCTGTTCAGGAACCGTCAGATCGCTCCTTTGCATGTTCTCTTCCATCATTACCATAAACTGCTGCTCCGGACTCAGCTCCCGGATTGCGCATGGCACTTCTTCCAGCCCTGCTGCCTGAGCTGCTGCCAGCCGTCTGTGGCCAATTATGACTTTATATTCACCTGGTGCTTCCTTTATCGGCGCTACAGTCAGATTCTGCATGATACCATGTTTGCTGATCGAATCAGCGAGTTCACTGATGTCTCCCAGATCCTTACGCGGATTCTCCGGATGAGGATGAAGCCTGTCCGTCCTGATCAGAATAATGTTGTCCATACTAATCTCCTTTTCTCCTACTGTGTCTTAGCTGCGAATTGCAGCTCGCTTATTGTTGTCTGATGGTATTCAGTCTCAGCCCAATCCAGACCGAACCTGTCTAATATCGCTCTGAAATCCTGTACATCATGGTCATTGATGACATATTTAACGCTGTCATCCTCCTGCGGTACTACCCCAATATGCATCAGCTCATGGAAAATCAGGATCTCCATTTGTTCTTCGGTCATCCCCTGGCAGTTAGGTTCATAGACCACGATCTGAAAATCATATTCCCGGTCTTTTGACATCCACTTGATTTTGTTTGGAATCTTCATTGTCTCAGCATATACCAGCTTCTTCCTGGATGTCTTTTCCCTGGCTGACCCAAGGTAAGCTATGCTGCAAGGGTATTCCTTTAGCATTTCCAACTCCGGGGATTTCTCAATGCACCTGAGCGCGACGTCTTCATATTCCTGTCGTATCTTCATTCTGAATCTCCTTTCATTTCAGCTCTGATCCAGTCGTCAGTTCCAGCAATAAATACCATCTTCTGCATATATCCATTCATCCGGCACCATAAGTCCGTTGCAGTAGCGACAATATGTCGGTTCCTCATAACATTCCCTGAGATACTCATAGGCATAATCTGCTATGCCAAGTTCATCCATCCAGAGGCCGTACTGAGGATCAATCTCACCGAATGCATTGTAAAGGTTCCCATAACCCCAATATCCTTCTGTCGCCCGGACCCAACAGCAACAGGCAACATAATAGCTAAGCTCTGAATAGCCATATCCTTCATAAGTGATCAGCCTGAGTGCTCTGTTTGTATCCTCATAGCTGATTCCCCATTTATTTAAACCAAGATCCCAGATATCTATTTGCTCATCACCATCAGCCTCAACCAGATAAGAACCAGTGCTATCACTACTATTCATTCGAATGTTGTCATCTTCTTCCTCCTTTATCTCGCTATCGGTATATACTTCTTCTCCGGCTTCTTCAGCAGCATCCAGAGCATCAAGCCGAGTGAGCACGCTATCAAGCCAGCTGTCAGTAGTTTCCCCATTTATCGTCACCTCTGTTCCCAAAATATCACCACTGCCACAAGTGCTATGACCGATAGTACTAACAACAGAATCAGTATCTTCAATATCGTTGCCATATTCTCGCTCCATCCTGGCCTCGTCGGCCTTTTCCGCATGTACTCCACCGGAAGCCATGACACAGACAATGATGCCTATGCCCAGAATCACTGCAAAGACAGTCCCTTTATTTTTTCTGCTCATCTCTTGCTTTCTCCTGACAGATCCTGCCTGTCCAGTGGACAGATATAGCTCTGCTTCTCGTTCTTTATTGCCCTGCAATGTCCATCCTGGCAAAAGAAACAGCCTCTTGCCTCCCTGATCTTCCTTGGATCCCCGGAGTGTTCTTTTACGCATAAGTATTTGATTCCCATAGCTACTCCTTTTCCGGCATATAATAAGCCGTCTCGCTGAACAGAATATCTTCAGGAAGTGTCCTGTCTCCCGGAGCCCAGTATCTGGGCTCTATCTTTGACATGAACCTTGCGTACTGGCTGCAGTATTCGATATAGACACAATGCAGACATGCATCTTTGTTGTTTATATGCTGCTGGTTCTGCTTCTGGCAGTGCTTAGCCAGTTCATATAGTGTTACTCTGCTCATAACACGACCTCCCCGCTGGTATTCAGGAAGTCACGGACCTTCTGTACATTCCACAGAACTGACCTGCCTACCCTCACCCTTGCTCCTGCTGCCTCACCGATCAGGAGTGCGCTGTCCCTTCCTGCAGATAGAAGATCCCTTAGGGCTGATTCATCTACAAGAATCCTGTTTTCAGGCGAGATCGTATTTTCTCTTTTCGTATTCATGTTCTTTCCCTTTCCCTGTGTCGTGATGGTATTCCCGCCAAGGCCTGCTGCCTTTTCTACGTCGAACACGGTCATGCCCTGCTGCCTGCACAGTCTTTTGATGTTTGAATAAAGTCCCGTCATCTGCGCTCCTTTCGATTCCCAATGTTTTCATTTATGTTCTGTCAAGAACATAAATAATGTGGTAACCGTAGGTTAGCACATTCCGTGATTTTAATTCACGTTATTGGTCAAAAAAATATAGTCTCTCTTGTCCCTGGAGAAATGGAGTGCCTCAGATATTGCAGTGATCTCATTTGCGGTGCAGTCTGCACCATCAATGATTGAATATATGCGATTTCTGGAGCATCCAACCTTCTCGGCAAGAAAGACTATTGATACACCTGCGGCTTTGATTTCCTGTCTCAGTTCTTTTCCTTTAGTCACGATTTTTCACCTCCTGATTGCGTGAATGCTGTTCACGTTTTAAAAAATATCACCTTTCTTGTTGACTGTCAAGCACATTTTTGTTAAAATTCTAAAACAAACGTGAACACCAGCAACTAAGAGGAGAAAATGATGCTTGAATTATATAAGAACATTCGAAAATACCGTATTGAAAACAACCTGACTCAAGAAGAGCTGGCTGCTCTTACAGGATATACCGACCGGTCTTCTATAGCTAAAATTGAAAGAGGCGACGTTGACCTGCCCCAAAGCAAGATTCTTTTGTTTGCATCTGCTTTAAATGTAGACGCTGGAACCCTTATGGGTGATGTTCAGCATGACTCTGTTCCTCTTTCATCTGATGCAGCAACTCTGCTCGAAGATTATGACAAGCTGAATGCCGAGGGCAAGTCAGAGGCCCGGAAGCAGGTTCGCAACCTCACGAAAATTGAGGATTATACAAAAGATACAGAATCGTCAGCGTCGAAGCTGGCGTGATCCGGTTCGAGACACTCCCATAAAGCGCTCTCAGAGCCATTTTGAGAGGCTTTATTTTTTTAACATATATTTTATCGTTTTTTAATGTCTGCCTGCCAATGTGCCGCCCTGCGGAGCGGCAGAGCGGCAAACAGGCGACCTGTCAATGGGTAAACTTTGCAAAAACTTTGCAAACATAGAAAGGATGTGATGATATGGCTGCTAAACGCCAGGACGGCCGATATCAGCTCGTTTTCCGTTTTGGAGGCAAACAATATGCTGTCTATGGAAAAGATCGCAAAGAAGCCTCCCTGAACAAACTGAAAAAGATTGAAGAACTTCAGACTGGCAGAATCAATCATGAGAACCCATTTCTGAATGATTATTATGAGACCTTTACAGAGCTTCGCAGACGCAGAGTGAAAGAAGGAACTCTTCGAAACCAGCGCGCCTGGTATGAAGCATGCGCTACTATAATGGTCACCAACAACAAGACTTTAGGTGAAATGCGGATAGCCGATATTAAACCAAGGGACTGTCTTCTGGTTCAGCAAGCTTTGGTAAACAGTGGGAAATCGCCTCAGACAATCAATGATTACATGGCACATTTATCACATGTATTCAGCTCAGCTGTCAAGGATGAGACAATCAGCAGGAATCCATGCTCTGCTGTTGAAAATCTGAAAAGGGAAACTCCACCAGCAAGGGATAACAAGCATAGAGCTCTATCCACGGAAGAGACCTCAAGATTCTTTGAGGCTGCCGAAGACAGTTATTATTACAATCTATTCCGTCTTCTGCTTCAGACCGGTCTCCGGATCGGTGAAGCCGGAGCGCTTTGCAGAGCTGATATTGATTTCAATGGTAATATGCTGCATATCACTAAAACTATTGTCCGTGATGAAATTGGAATGTATATGATTGGAAATACAACAAAGACAGACGCAAGTAAGAGGGATATTCCCATGAATCCGATCATTAAAACCATACTAAAAGATCAGATTGCACGGAATAATATAATAAAAATGCAGGGAACCTTATTCACGCTTCCGGAAGGCGGTCTTCTCAGAGAGTATTCGGTTAACCGGGAGATCAAACGGATCTGCACTCTAGCCGAAATAGAAAAATTTACATCTCACGCTTTTCGGGCAACATTTGCGACGCGATTTATTGAACAGCGTCCTCAGGATTATAAAATTCTTTCAGATATTTTAGGCCATGCAAATGTAAAAATAACTTTGGACCTGTACACACATGTAATGAAAGAAAACAAAGTGAAAGCAATGGATGGAATTACAATTGCCATGTAA